GTCTACGCAAAGTAAATTAAATGACTCACGGCAAATGTGACTGTATGATACTTTTCTTCAAAATACCTGATCATTTTTTAATTTATGAAAGAACTCTATTAAATCAATTATTAACAAATCAAAAGTAAGCGATATTCACCTTTATTTTCAACTGGTGCACGATGAACACAAGGTAGAACTTGCTTCGCGGGATGATCTACTGCCAATCGCCAAATATGCCCTAAACCTAAATTTATAGACTGTGCTCCAGATTTTGCTTGATAGTGCAAATCAAAGAAATATTCTTCTAGAAAATGCTCAAATTCAGCTTCAGGACCACCATGTAACTGTCGAAGTTTTTCTCGAATCTCAGGAATCAAAATTTTTTGTTCAACTTGATCATTCGGCAAAATATCACTCGCTGCACCATAATAAGTACATAAAAAAGTATCAGTTTCTATAGGCGATCGATCGACATGATATGAATAAACATCGGTTGAAATGAAATCAAACTCGTCATCTCGTTCATACTTTTTAAGTAAATTGAGGCAGGGCAATGCTCCAAAATCACTGAGTGATTTGATATCTTGTAAAATTACTTGCCGAGCTAGCTGACCGTTTTCAGTGAGTTTTAATGCAAGAAGATCCTCAATAGAAACTTCAGTAATATCATCTTTTAACTCAAGTTTATCTACAATCTCTTTAAAATCACCCAGCAAATTTCTATGCCAGCAAATGGCGTTCATTTTTCCTTGAAAATGTAAATCTACAAGTTCGGAAAAAGTCGAAACGATACCAATTTGATCGTGATCAAAAAGACTATTTTTCATATTTAAATCAGTGAAAGAATAAAACTAGCCTAATATACACGGGGCTTTGTATAAATGCTGAATGATTGTTGATTTGGGTTAAATTTTAATAGTTTCTATTTTGAAATAATTTTATCAAAACAATGACGCAGCCAAAAGAGTTAAAAACAGAGCAGCATATCAACTTGTTTACGAACACAATCTTAACAGCAAAAGAAATGCTTAACATAAATTAAAAGCAGGCAAACGTAAGCTCTTAGGAGTGTTGGCAAGAGCCATGCAGGTATTTGTGCAAGCTGTTTGTACGCAAGTCGAGAAACGTTCGGATTTCTGCATAACTTATATTATGTTCCTTAGAATACTCGGCAACGTGAATATAATTGTGTGGATTCACGTTGCCGAGCTGTGACAACAGTAGCGTGTGTAGGCTACAGTCTTTAGATATTCTATTTAACATAATAGATTCGTTATGCGACATCCAAGCAACTGACATTTTATTCCAAGTGCTCATCGATCCCCGGATCTAATTTTTATCCCGGAGAATCTAATCAATAATATAAAAAACAATAACTTATGATTTAATAATAACATTCACTTGAATAGTAAACTTGCAAAATATTACATATATTATTCTTTGAATTAAGAGGGCAAGCGTCTACCTACGAACAGGCACAATTTAAATTTTTTGATTATCTTCCTTGATTACAAGTCCGTTTGTCCTTTAACGGCAGATTAGCGATGCTCCGCTCGCGTCGCAACGCTTCGTTAGTAATCAATATCCACTCGGAGGATAATCAATTTCCTTTTTTTATTTCTTCAATATATTTTGTTACATCTTTTGCGGTTAATTGATTTAAATGCTTATAAATCAATGCATTGATAACATCAGCTTCCTCAATTCTTTCCTTTGTTTCAATAATAAAATCGAGTGATTTGTCTTTAATATCCTCGACAAATTCCCCTCTAACTCTATATGTCTTTGATAAATCAATCTTTTTCATGTAACGACCAAACATTGTTTAATGTGATGGTGTTATTGTGTCACAAGTTGTAGTGTTACAAGCAACTATGTTATGTTTTACCCAAAATGTTACGTGCAACATTGTGATGGTGTGAAATGTGTGGCAAAGAATTACTAAACTTTAATTCAAGACAAGAATTCATACAGTGCGCTTTTGAAAGTGTGGCCAAGATCGTTTCTGATCACGGTCAAAGTTGTTTAGATGCTTTAACGCCTGCGATTTCTGCTGAAAAGTGCCTTTTTCATTTGGCTGCTGTTGCTCATGACTGGTCTTATGACCCATCTGTCATAGATGCCTATGCCGTTTTATACAAACAATCAAATCAAGAATTAATTGAAGCATTCGGGGAAGAGTAGTCATGAAAGTTATCCTTTCTCAAATCCATGATTTCGATCAAACATTTTTAGCACTTCCTGAAATCTTTGACCGTCAAAAAGACATTTCTGACGAAATTTATGCACGTACTGCATTTGGTGATGTTTCAGTTTCAGATTCACAAATACTTCGAAATATGCTGGATGGCATAACTCGAAATAAGTTATCAGCATTTGAAAAATCGGCAGTTCAACTAAAGAAAAAAGATGACCAATCTATCGCTGATATATTCGTACAAAAAATAGCCATACCCGCAAAAAACACGGCAGTAAGTCCCTCAGAGACCCCCTTTTATAATATGGGGGTAGCGGATACACAAAAATCATCTGAATCACAGGCTTTTCCACGTCATTTAGATAACTACAAGTTAATTTCTACCCCGAAGGGCGTTTTACCCGTTCTACGTTGTACGCCAATCGAAAACAATATTGTCGGTCTGGACTGGGTGACTTTTAGTTTTTGCGTTAGCACATTTGGTGATAAATACGCTTATCTTGCACCTGATTTAGTTGATCTCTCAGTCGGTGATGCAATAGAAACATGGTTAGATCAATTGCTTTTTGAAATCTTTGGATTTGGTATAGCTCAGAAGCGTAAATGCGGTATTCGTTTTGACAAGTATGGATATGATTTACAAGATAATTTAGGCATGGTTTTGTACGGAAATACAAATAATCGTGTACGTGTCCAAATAAACGGAACGGGTTGTGCTTTGGCTCGAAAGGGTTGGAATGAACAGCTATATAAGTTCCTAAAATATCAAGCAAAAAATCCAAAACTCAACCGTGTAGACATTGCATTTGATGATTTCGAAAGTGAGTTTGTTTCAGTTCAAATGTGTGACCAATGGGATAATGAAGACCAGTTTTTTTGTGGTGGCCGTAATCCTGAAATTAATAAATTGGGCGACTGGAAACGCATCAACGGCAAGGGCTTAACATTTACTGTCGGTAACCGTGAATCTTCAAAGTTTTTAAGATGTTATGAACGGGGTAAAAAAGAGGGCGATTCAATTAGTCTTTGGACACGTCTTGAATTAGAACTTAAATCCAGTGATCGTTATTTGCCTTTAGATGTACTTTTATCACCCTCTACATACTTCAAGGGTGCATATCCTGCTTTAGATTCCTTGTGTAATAAATTACAAGATTTTACCGCACCTGAAAAATGTCAACTTGTTGAAAAACAAGCCAAAATAAATGTAGATAAAGCCTTAGAAATTGTAAAAACACAATTCGGCAAATACATACGTCAATTTAGAAAGTTCATCAATGACGATGTACTTTTAAACCTGATTTCATCTGATAAAGATGAAGTACCAAAACGTCTCAATTTCTCTCATGTTGCTGTTATGCAAGCTTTGAGAATAAATCAGCCAATTATTAATACACAAGTAGATGAATCTTATCCGTTATTTGAGGGTGTTTCTCTGCTTAATCAAACTGCTTATAAGGATTTTATCCATGCTATTTAATTCAACCTACGTGATTTTGGGTGCAAAAAGCTCTAAAGGTGTTTTCAACGGTGTTCAATTTGATAGCACTACGATTTTTTATAAAGCTGATTTGCAGGAAGGTGACAATTTTGTCGGTGAAGTCGGCGAGTCAATTAAATGGGGCACTTCTGATAACTTTGAAAAAATCAAACACTTACAATTCCCACTTACTGCCGATGTGGTTTTGCAACAAGTATCAAACGGTAAAAATTCAACATTGATTCTTAAAGATTTAGTGCCTCAAAAACAGACACAACAAGCGAAATCAGGCACATGATTAATGTAAATTTCAACTTTTGTCCACGTGCTATGAATTATCCAATTGTGTGTCCGTTTTGTGGCACGTACTGGCATCGTGGACAAATTGAAGATCATAAAAGAAATTGTGATCAAAAATAAAGGATTCTAAGAAATGGCATACAACTGCAAGACACTAGTCGAGGGCGTATGTACAGAATGGCAGGAAACTAGTTTTTTGCCAAATTTAGCAACCGCAGATAGAGACACAATTTTGCTGTGGGCTATCTGCATATTTGGATTGGTTTTTGTTGTACGTGAACTAATTCGACTTTTTAAATAAGGGGTTTTTATCATGGGTAAAAATACATCTAAGCGTTTAAGACTTATTAACTCTAATAACTTAAAAACGTATGGTACTGGGGCTGTGCTTTCAACGGCATTATTTTCTTCAAATTCATTTGCTTCTCTTGATGTATCAGGGGCTTTAAGTGGTTCTGACGCTACTTCTAATATTGAAACTGGTGCAGTCTGGGCGCTAGGTATTGCTGTAGTAATTTTTGGTGCTCGTAAAGTTATCGGCTTCTTTAGTCGTTAATCAATTGAGGCTAATAAAATGAATGAATCTGATTTGAATTGGATAATTTTAGGCATTCTTTTATTAGCCTTTTTTAGACTTTTAAAGTAATTAAATATTTGGAGAATTTTTATGAGATTTTTTAAATATTTATTCATTTTTCATTTACTTATTATCTGTAGTTCTGTTAATGCTGATTATCAATGTGGTTCTGCTTTCGGTCCAACAGGTCAAGATGCCTGTACTAAACTTTTTGGGGTAGGTGCAAATTTTAGAATTTTAGATAATGGACGCATGATTTGTGCTAGGCCAGATGGCTCAAATTACCAATGTTATATAGCAGAACCTACATGCCCCTCAGCTCAAGAAGTTACAGTAAAAGTTCCTGTCGATAGCCCTGATTATATCTGTATAGATGGTTGCCAATATGCTTTGTATAAATCATGTGTCGATATTGAGCATGAGGATGAACCAGGTATGACCTGTAGTGCAATTTCTTCAGGAGGTAAATGTACTAGTTCAGGTTCTGGAAATGGTACTGGTTCAAATTCTGGAAGTGGTGCAGGTTCTGGAAGTGGTTCTGGTTCAAGCTCTGGAAGTGGGGATGGTTCAGGTTCTGGAAGTGGGGATGGTTCAAGTTCTGGAAGTGGGGATGGTTCAGGTTCTGGAAGTGGGGATGGTTCAAGTTCTGGAAGTGGGGATGGTTCAGGTTCTGGAGGTGGGGATACGACAAATAACAATACGACAAATAACAATACGACAAATAACAATACGACAAATAACACGACAAATAATAATGGTGGCTCAGGAGGTGGTGATGGTGATAAAACAAATAATAACAATGGCTCTGGTAAAGACTATACAGGAGTTTTAGACAGTATTTTCAATACATTAGGAGAGATAAAAGATTGGCTATTTGGTGAAGCAGATACATCAATGTTTGGTGATAATAAGCCACCAGATCAGGAACTTTCTAAACAAAGTTTAGATACAAATGCCTTTGGTTCTTACAAACAATGTCCTCAAGATCGTACTTTATCTATGAATTTACTTGGACGACAATCATTTTCTTATACTTTTAGTTTTTCTACCTGGTGTGAATATTTATCAATGTTCGGTTTGTTTATATTGATATTTTCATATTTAACAGGTGCTTATATAATTGCGAGTAAATCATAATGCCGCAGATACTTATAACAATTTTGGTTGCTTTTACTTCTTCATTAGTCGCACGTTTATTACTCGGTGCTGGTCTCGCTTTTCTATCTTACACATGGATTAATGACTTAGTAAAACAGGCTCAAAATGCCATGTTTGGGCTATTTCATAATATTCCTTCGGACATTCTTGGGGTACTTGGCGTTTTAAATATTCCACAAGGTTTATCAATCATCATGTCAGCAGTTGGCATAGCTGCTTTTATTAAATCGGCAAAGTTAGCATTAGGAAAAAGTTCGAGCTGAGCGCGAGGAGTAGGAGCATGCGACCGCCCGACCGACGCGCGACAGCGAGAAATTTTGATGAGGTAATTAAATGCTTTATTTAATTTCGGCACCACCCAGAACAGGTAAAACACTTCGAGCAATCAAAATCATTTTTGAGCGACTTAATGAGGGTCGGATTGTTTATACAAATATTATCGGCATAAAAATAGATGGTGTTATTTCAGTTTCATCAAATATAGATCATCCTTTTGACTGGCGCGATCTGCCCAACGATAGTGTTGTAATTTGGGATGAAGCACATGAACATCCAGCTTTTTCAGATCGAAATTTAATTCGTGATAAGGATAAAATGGCGCAAGTTAGAGAAATTGGAACATCATTACTTTTACATGGTCATTTCGGTTTTGATATCTATCTCATTACCCAAAAGCCTAATTTATTGCATGCGGACGTTTTAGCTGCTGTTTCAACACATTATATTATGCGTCGTAAATTCGGTATGGATATGGCTGTTATCTGGGAGTTTGGCGAAGCCATAACAACATTTTCTAAAAGTTCTGCTGATTCGGCTCTTAATAAGACACTTTGGAAATATCCAAAGCATCTTTATAAATTTTATGTGTCATCCGAAAAACATAACGTAAAATTTACATTTCCGATTAAATATATAGTATTCGCTTGTATACCACTTTTATTGTTTTATTTTGGTTATTCTAAAGCTTCTGATACAACATTTTTCGGGCTATTTGGTAAGAAGGAAAAACAAAAAACTGAAGAAACTATTAAATCAAATCAGGAAGTTAAGCCACAAATTGTACATCTTGATAGTGATGATCCGACCAAGAAAAAACTTGAAGAATTACAAGCCCAAAGTCTTGGAATCACTGTTGACCAATTAAGAGAAATGAGAAAAGAAAAACAGCAAACAGAATGTAAAAAACTTGAAAATATAAATAATCCTGAATGCTTGGAAATTTCAAAAAATCAATACAATTCACTCAATAATTCAGGTAATTATCCTATTTCTTACAATCCAAATGATCCGTACGACACACAAATATCAGAACGAATAAACGTGCAGGTGACTGATTTTCCGCGTGTATCAGGTTGTGCTAAATATGACGGAAAGTATTATGCATTTGATCAACAAGGTAATCGCATGAATGTTGATTCAACTGTTTGTAAACGCTGGTTTTCTGGTGAAAAACCGTTCAATTATTTTGCAACTAACAATCAATTTGGTCGGTCTGGTTTTGTAAGTACAGAAACATTTGTAAATAGTTCTACGCAACAAAATCAAACATTTGATCGCACTCAAGATGTTCAATATGCAAATAATTATGTTCAAGAAACTCCGACGCTTACACACAATAAATATGCAATAAATGGAGCAAATGCGCTGTAATTATTAATAGAGCTGAGTGTTAACGAAGCGAACTGAGAAAATTCGAGCATCTTTCCCTGTTGATTACATTACAAAATCAAGTGAGCAATCATGTAGCTGTGCGGAATGATTAGCGACCGCAGATTTTTAACACGGTATGAGCAGTCTATAATATGCGGGTAGCGATGCACAAAATATGATCAATAGGGCTGTTTTATGGTAAATCGGCACATCTACAGAACATACTTTTATGATCGCAATATTGGGGCATTACAAAAATCAGATTACATATTTATGCGTGATTCACTCGAAAAATATTTGGATCTAGCGAGGGAATTAGATGTAGATAATTATGACGAAATAGAAAGGCTAAAATTATTATTTATAAAATTAGATCATCATATTTATAGGCTTAGATAAGCGCAGGATTTCGGCATAACGAATATTATGTTACTTAGAATACTCGGCAACGTGAATATAATTGTGTGGATTCACGTTGCTGAGCTGTGACAACAGTAGCGTGTGTAGGCTACAGTCTTTAGATATTCTATTTAACATAAAATAAAGTTATGCGACTTCAGAATGACCTAATATAACCCAGTGCATTAATTGCTGCTATGCGTTCCTCTTTATTATATTTAGGTTTGGAATTAATTATTTTTATAAGAAAATCTTGTGCTTCATTTCCTCCAACATTACCTAACACACTGATTGCAGCAAGCCTTTCTTCTTTACTTTTACCAATTTTGGTTTCAATAATTTGGATAAAAAATGGGATACATTTTTTATTATCTATAGAATAGTTACCTAACGCAATTATAGCGGCAATTCGTTCCTCCTGTGTTCTTCCAGCTCCTGCATTAATAATACTCAACAAAGTTGATTTTATAATATCTTCAGACATGACTTTTCCTTTTTAAATAAACTATAATTTAAAATATTTCAGGGGCTTTTGCATATGTCATATGATACTGAAAAATATAAAGCTTTATTTGACTATCAGAAGGTGCAATATGATGATGAACGTAGTAGATACTCAAAGTTAGAAGATAAATCATCTAAGTACTTGACTTCATTAACCATAGTTATAACTGCTTATACTATTATTGTTGGGAAATTTCTTAGTATTTCCAATGAAAATATTAATTGTTTGTTATTCGCTATAATTGTTTTTTTTATTTGCTTTACTTTTTTAATGTTTTGCTTTGCATGGCTTTCTATTTTTAAGAGTCTTAAGTTAAGAGAAACCTCAAAGATGCCTTCAGATAAAGAACTTATAGAGATGTTTGATAATTATCCTCTAGCTTCAGTTTATATCTATTTATCAAACCTTTATGATGAAGGTGTTGTTAACTATAGAAATATAAATGCAGATAAGTCAGAATCAATGCTAGAAGGTTATACGGAGATAAAAGTAGCAATGTTATCTTTTGTTATAACAATTTTTTTAATATTTTTAACAATGGTTGCAACGAAATGACGAAACAGAAAGACTCTCAAACTAAACCTCATCAAAAACCTCCAGTGATAAAGGATGGTCCAACACTGGTTACTTCTTTAGAAGGGAGAAAAATAGTTGATCACAAAACTGTAAAGGATGATAGAAAGTAACGATAAAAAAGAGTCCGCGCTATCTAATGGTGGACTCTTATCATTTTTACATTTCGATAACAAAAAAGCTTAAGTCATTATTTTTTAAAGATTTCAAAAAACAAAATTATATATCTTGCATTGCAAGACTATATATCTTGCATATCCAATATATATCATATTGGTTTTTAAAGATTTATCTCAATTTGCCACCCTTTAAACATTAATGAATACTCTCAAACGGGGCATAGTTTCATTGGTGGTTTGAATCTAGATTAATCTATCTTATCAAGTACTTCTTCGCGATATTTTATAACTTCATCAGCCTTTAGATTCTTAAGGTGATACTTGATAAGAGCATGAATTACATCAGATTCTTTCATTAAAACTTTTTTCTCAATGACGAACTTCATCAAAGCTTCTTTGATGCTGTCAACTTCGTCATCTCGAATTTTATAAACCTTAGCCATAACTTTGATTCCACGTTAAAAAGTAACTTAGTTTTATTTTAAACTTAATTTAAAGTTGTAAAGTTACTTTTAAAATGATTTAATCCCAACTATAAATTGGTAACTTTTAAATAAGGTAACTATGACTGCTATAGCGTTCCAAAATCATCTCGATTTCATCCAGGCTGCTTTCAATCAAGTTGCCAAGATTGTTGCTGAACATGGTCATCCATGCTTAGACGTATGTTGTCCTGCGGAATCTACAGAACAATGTCTTGAACATTTAGCAGTAGTTGCAAGTGATTGGTCCTATGACTACTCACTCATTGATGCTCATTTAGAAACCTATAAAAAAGCCAATGCTGAAATTCGTGAATTTCTAGGAGAGTAGGGTAATGGACAAGGCATGGGAACTGATTAATAAAATCCAAGACTTCGATCAAAATATTCATCAACTGACAGAAGTCTATGAACAATCACAATCCATCATGGATGAAATTGTCTTAGCTGCCACATATTCAGAAATTGATCTTCGTGTTTGCCAAAATCTTAAAGATTATTTGAATGGTATTGTTCAAAACAAATTGAACTATTGCCAACAGCTCATCACTAAAAAGCAGAAGCAACCTCAAAACAATTCAGTCATTCAAACCTTTGAACATAAAATAGCCAAAGTGTTGGTAAACACGACAGAATCAACTGCCAAGCAAGATATTCAACCCCCAATTTATAATATGCGGGAAACGATTGACCAAATATGCATCATGTACCCAGACATAGAGGTCATAGCCACGCAGACTTGCGTAGGCTCGACTAATACGCAAGTCGAGTAGCGATCTGATTTCGGCATAACTTAGATTATGTTCATTAGGATACTCAGTAACGTGATGTATAATTGTAGATCATCACGTTACTGAGCTGTGGCAACAAACAAGTTGTGTAGGCCACAGTCTTAGATATTCTATTTAACATAATATACATTATACGAAATTAAAAAATGGAGCCTAAAGCTCCATTTTTTAATAACTTTTTTTAAATTGCTAAGCGTAAATTCAGTGCTTTTACAACTTTAATCACAGTATCAAAACTAGGGTTAACATCACCAGAAAGTGCTTTGTAAAGACTTTCTCGGCCTAAGCCTGTATCTCGTGATAATTGAGCCATTCCTTTAGCTTTTGCAATGTTACCTAAAGCCTTTGCAATGAATGCGGCATCGCCATTAGATTCTTCAATACATGCTTGTAAGTAAGCCTGCATATCATCCTCTGTTTTAAGATGCTCAGCACTGTCCCATTTGCGAAGTTTAATAGCCATTTATAGCTCCTCCTCTAAATCTTGTGCCAATTGCAGGGCAAGTTTTATATC